TTAAACGTAACGTTTACTGCTATGAGTAAAGAAGACTTTGAAAAATTAGACACTGTTGAAATATTCTATGGCTCTGGAAGCTCTGTAGACCTTTCTACAATGAGGGCTGAAGGAGAAGAGCTTACACCTGANGANAAAATGAAGGAGAAACTTAACAAATGAGTAACAGAANAANTCAGATAAACAATATGTTTGACCTTCTAAATAGAGAATGTCATAAAACATTGAATGCNACTAAAAATGCGAGCAAAGGTTCTTTCTCATCTGATATAGGAGAGAATTATAAGCTTTTTCTAAACGAAGTGCTTGAAGTAATTGAAGCGTATGATGAGGGTGATATAGAGCAGGTTGCTCGTGAAATACCTGATGTTGTAAACTTTTGTGCCGCTCTTCTTTATGCAATAAAAACAAAACCTAAAGCTGATGGAAAAGAAGTAAAACTAGAGGCTGAAGACTGGTGTAAATAATGATAATAAAAAAGTGCTTACCACACCAAGCAGCGTTTCTCCAAGCACCGTATATATTTAAGGATATACGGTTTTTCTTTGATATATGTGGCTACGCTGCAGGTAAAACATCCTGCTTAGGAGATTCCATACTTAAAGCTGTTGACTATTTCCAAGGGAAAAAAGACAAAGAAGGTAAAAACCCTAAAATAGGTGTTTGTGGTATAACATTAACATTTTTACAAAAAACGCTTACAGGCTCTTTAGAGCAGACGTTAAGGAACACCAAGTCTGCGTATAGATTCGATAAGAAAGCGAATATTATTTATATTGGAAATGTTGAGCTAATTCTCATACCGATAGAAAATGAAGCAGATATATTTGGCTATGACTTAGCTTGTATAGGTAAAGATGTTCCTGTTACTACACTACGAGGGGACGTACCTATAAAAGATGTAGTTGTAGGTGATTATGCTTTAACAACACAAGGGTATAAGCGTGTTACAGGAACAATGTTTAGAGGCGTAAAAGAAACTATAGAAGTTAATGGAATACGCTGTACACCAGACCACAGGTTTATAGATATTTTCGATAATGAAATAGAAGCACAGGATATAAAGATTACAGATAAGCTTGTGCAAGTTAATAGCGAAGGCATCTTTTCTGCTGTTCAGCCCATTGTAAAAAAGGACAGACGATTAGAAGAAGTATATGATATTGAAGTAGAGGATGCACATGAGTTTTTTGCAGGCGGTATCAGAGTTCACAACTGTTGCTTTGTGGATGAGTTAGATGAGCTGCCTACGCACGTATGTATAGCTGTTGTAAAAGCCTTAAATGACAGGTGTAGACAGGCTATAAAAGATGAAGAGCGGTCTCCATTTTTGGCTTTTACTACAACAAGTCAAGGTCTTAAAGGTACATACCAAACAATAATGAACTTTAGAAAAATTGGTATGAACTACATGATAATACGAGGTAGAACAAGAGATAACATCTATTTGCAAAAAGAGTACGTTGAAGCAATGTACAAGATGTATAATGAAAAAGAAACAAAATGTTTATTGGAAGGCGAATTTGTTTCAATAGACTCAGGTCTTGTATTCCCTGATTACAATCCGGCTTTTAATAAACTTAACATTGACCTGTATGACAGTATTGAAGAAACAGAAACGGTGTATATAGGACAGGATTTCAACAGAGGATTCAATAAAGCAGTTGCTTGTGTCGTACGAAATAAGAATGTATATGTAATTAAAACATACTCATTTGAAGATGCTCGAAGCGCACCAGAAGTATTTAGATATGATTTTCCTTATAATTCTATAATATGGGTTCCTGATATGACATATAAAGACCACTTTGGTGATTTTGCAAGGGAATTAAAGGCGTATAAGATTAGAATAGCATACAGAAAATGCAATCCTAACATTGTCTCAAGAAACTTTGCTATAAACAAAATGTTTTATGCCCGAAGATTATTCGTCTGTGATTTTGCTTCAGACCTTGATAATGCGCTGCTTACGCACCAGAAAGACCCAAAGACAGGTCTTCCTATGAAAGGACAGGGTGAAAGTGCTCCTGACCACCTAACAGACAGTTTAGCGTATGTAGTAGCACACCTTATAGGATGGAGGAGAGAGTTAAAGGACGTGTATGATGTTACAATGGGAAGAGCCTTAAAAAGGCATAAAGAAATAGGCAATGAGTACGAAGATGATGAAGATGGCGTAAATGCTATTGACATTACAAAAGAAGTACCTGTATAATTACATTGTCGTGAGACTCTCCTTTGTACCTAGCTCACAGATGATTTTATCTACCTTATCATCTGTGAGCGTTATCTTAGTTATCTTAGTTATCTTAGTTGACAAATTATATATCTTGTGAGATAATCTAAAACAAATGGCAGTAAATTATGATAAAATTCGTAAAATAATCAGTTCTTCCTCGACAAGAGGATTCAAGGGTATGTCCTTGGATGCAGTGGAAGAGATAAACACTGAGATACATGACGCCTCAAAGAAAGAAGCTGAGATAAAGCTTAACAGACGATTTAAGACGCTCGAAGATGTAAAAAGGGATTCTATAAGAGCTGCTAATATTGCCGCAAAAAAGATTTTTACGACAAAAGATTCTGCAAATCCAAAAAATATACTTGAAATATATAATGCTGCCTATTCTACACATGATAACGTTTCAAATAATAGCTTAAACATAGCGAATAGCTCAGACCCTATGATGCAAACAGATGTTACACCTAACATTTGGATTTCACCGTGGGAAGCAGCTACTATGTACAGTCAAAAAGGACTGATAGAAACAGTTTTGAACAAGAAAGCAAAGTCTATTCTGCTTAATGGTATAAAGATTCAAAATCCATATCTTACACCAAAGCAGATTGATAAAATATCGGAAAACTTTTTTGCAAAAGCTTCTGCACAACTCTTATCTGATAATGTACTTAACTCATTAGTGTATGGTGGAAGCTTGGTTTTTCCAATGTTTAAGTATGATACACCAAGTACTATGAACCTTCCTATTAAGACACTTATTAAATCAGGCATTCTTGGTAAAGATACTATAGACAGATTTATATCACTTGAGCGATGGAACACGATGATTGTTCCTGCTAAGTCCCCTACGCAGCGTGATTTTGAAAAGCCGAACTCTTTTTTTATTCCATACCTCGGTAAATGGGTAGCTGGGAGCAGATGCTCAAGGATTATTACGGCTAAGCAGCCGGGCTGGTTTGGATATATGTTTAACCAAGGCTGGGGATTATCCGATATTGTAGGATACTATAAAGAGTTTTGTGATTATACAATTTCTATTAGACAGATTCCTCTTATGTTAAAGCAGATGTCTATTCTTGTTAGAACACTTAATCCTGATGGAATACTTGCAACTGAAGGCGGTAATGCGCTCCAGTCTTTCTTAGAAGAAGATACAATTAACCTACGTGAAGTTTCAACTAACAATCCTATTCAAATGGATGTTGTAGGGGAGCTTACATCTATAAACAGAGATTTCAAAGAAGTAGTAAACTTAATGCGACTTTTACAGCAGGACTTTGGTGCAAAAGCAAATGTACCTGCGCCTCTTATTTGGTCGTACGAAAAAGGTGCTTTTTCTTCAGGGGATGATACTGAAGGTCAACTATCTAAACAGTGGGAAGCTACAAAGTATATGCACAAAGATGTTGAGATACAGCTTAAACCGTTTGCTATGATGATGGTTATAGATACACTTGGTGTAAGCGATGAGGTAATAAAGGCTCTGCCGTATACACAGATAAAGTTTGACACCTCTTGTAGCATCTGCTGTAGAGAGAGCTAAAGTAGGCAACTTACTTGCTGAAGCTATGTTTGAATATGTTGGTGCACAAGTACCGATGGATAAAGCATTAGGGATTGTAAGTAATTTTGCAACAGATGATATGTCTATTTCATCTGATATTATGGAAGAGCTTAAGGAAAGACAAGCTAAGCTTGACCTACTTTCACAGGAAAAACAAGAGCTTGAGATTAAGAGACTTAAAAAAGAGATAGAAGTCATGGGTAAACAGCAGCCGCAGGTATCAAGTAGCCCCGAAAAGAAAGAAGGATACAGTAGATTAGAGCAAAAGAGGCACGAAAAGACAAGAGCTGANTTTAGCAAGCGTAAAGAGATGAAAGCTAAGAGTGAAGGTAAGATAAATAAAGTAGTAAAAAAACTAATGGGAGGAGAATAATGGGGGAAAGACCTATTAAACCTTATATAGAGGAAAAAGAAGTAATTTTATGCCGTTCTGGTATACAGTACTACACAAGGGAACAGCTCATAGCTTCTGGTTTTGATGTATCAGAGCTTCCAGTAAAAGATTCTTACGCTGAATATCGACCTCCTGCAGTAGTAGTTAAAGCAAAAGATTTATTCAAGAGGCTTCCTCTTACGAAAGAACATCCTGAAGAGTGGGTAGATGAGGATAACTGGAATAAGCTTGCTGGTGGAACTACAGGTGAAGAAATAGAAGTAGTTGCAATAAATGATGCTGATATAGGGCTTAAAACAACACTTGTATTTAATTCAAAGTCGTTATATAATTATTATGAAAAAGGTAATAAAGAAGTAAGCGTGGGGTATCTTGAAAAAAGAGAGATAGTAAAGGATAATCCAAACTATGATTTAATTATGCTATCTATTGAGGACGTTAATCATTGCGCTATCACGACTGCTGGTCGTGGAGGAAAGAGCGTAGCTATATTAGATTCCATAATAGGAGGAATGAGAAGTATGAAAACTGGTTTATTTCATTTTCTTAGAAGAAAAGGGAAGACAGAAGATTCAGCGGCTCCATTCTCCCCTCGTGTTTTTGCAGCTCTTGATGATGCAAAAGACAAAGAAGGGGAAGAGTTTGAAGCTGTTGTTTCAAGCGTATTTGATTCTGTTGGATGTCTTAAAGACGGAGAGCAGAAAGAACACTTAGCAGATATGGTTCGGGATGTGTTTAGTAATCCTACTGAAGCCTTAGAAAATAAGGAAGAGCTTTCAAAGATTCTTGATTCAGTATATATTAACATATCTGGTAGCTCAATAGCTGAGATTCGTGAAGCTATGACAGCATCTTCTGCTATAGAAGATTCTGACGGTAAAGGTAAAAACACTAACAATGTTGCTGATACCAAAACAGAAGATAAAAATGAAGATTCTGANGGTAAAGGTAATGNTGATACCAAAACAGAAGATAAAAATGAAGATTCTGANGGTAAAGGTAATGCTGATACCAAAANAGAAGAAACTGGTACGAAGGATTCANTCGTCTTGACAAAAGAGGATNTTATATCTATCGTAAAAAGTGAAATTGCAAGTGCCCTTGGTACAAATGAAACAAAGGACAGTATTACTGGTGTTGACCTAAGTTCAACGAAAGACTCAAATATTGAACATCTTGCAGACATTGCAGATAGATTATTTGGTTAATGGAGGATTAGAATATGGCTTATGAAGAAACAGGCGCTAGCCTTTCTATGACAAAGAGTGCAGTACTTAAAACAACTGCAACAGATAACGGACTTCTTGAAAAGATTCACGAAGGTGCTTATACTTTCGGCTATACTAAACTTGTACCTGCCTCAGGGGATGCTGGTGTAGAGTTCGGCTCAGGTGCGTGGTATGATGCATCTGAAAAGAACAACACTGTATATGCTGTAAAGCCTTCAGGAGACGGAGCTGTTCCTGTCTTAGCAGGTGTTTTTGTACGGCAGCCTTATATCGCTGCAGGTTTCCCTGCTCGTCCAGACAGAATTGAGCCACATAACAAAGGCTTAATCTGTTACGAAGGTAAAGTTAAGTACAAAACAGGTCTTGCAGCCGATGGTAAACTGTACAGACGTTTGCAGATGTTCAAGCTGGTTATGGTGCGTATATTTCCGACACTACAGGTAAAGTACACTTTGCTGCATCTGACCCTGATTCTGGTTATACAAAATTCGGGAAAATTATCCGAATGAACCCTGATGACAGCTCTTTTACTGTCAAAGTCAGTTTCTAAGGAGGAAAAGAGAATGGCATCTACAAAAGCTTTCCAGAAAGTACAAAATCTTGTAATTAGTGAGCTTGAAAAAACAGCTCCAAACAGAATGAGACACATCTCTGATGTTTCTATAGGCTTTAGCACTGATAATGCTAAAGGTATAACAAACCCTGCTTTCAAAGTAGGACCGTCTGCTATGCAGCACGCTATTTATGCTTCATGTGATTCTGTTGGAGTTAAAAGACCCTATTGGGCTAATGACAGAAAGCAGTTCTCACGATTTGATATTTCCCCCTCTGTTGTACAGGCTGTACAGGACTCTATAGCTGCAGGTAAAGACCCATCTACTGTAGCAGATACGTATATGTCTTTTGACTCTGAGACAGGACAGCTCGTATTCAAGGCAGTACCAAAAGGAACAAAGGATGCTCTTGTTACAGGACTTGCTGTTCCTTCTTGGAATATCGGGTATATGCAGAAAATCTTCAAACAGCCTTATTACAAGTCTTTTGCAAAGAACCTTGTATCTGTTGAAGGATTCGGTAATCAGTGGGCTGATGTTGTAGGCGTATTCAAAGAAACTTTTGAAGGTAACGCTCGTACAAATGCTGCACAATCTACCTTTGAAGCAAACGCTTCTGACCCTATCTCGAACAAATCCGGCTTGATTGTTTCCAATATTTTCAATATTGCAGTTGACTATGAAATTGGAAATGAAGAGCAGGCTCGTTCAGGTAATGCAGGAGATTTTCTGACAGGTCAGCTTATTGCAGACCGACCGAAATATGCAGACATGGTTATAAACCGTTTACAGGATGTTATCAGATACTTCGGTGTACCTGAAGCTGATGTAATCGGTCTTACAGGCGTAAACGCTATCACAGACTATTCAGGAGATTCGTTTGCTTCGATTATGGCTGGTAATTCCACTACAAAAGGTGCTGAAATCATACAGGCATTATATGCAATAATCGGTGACTTTTTACAAGGCATGAGCTATATGCCGACTGAAGTAAAGATTAACTGTTCAACTACAGTTTTCCGTGCATTGACAACCACTCTTTACTCAGACAGCTTCAACCCAGCTTCCCCTATCAGTATCATATCTGAGAACATGATAGGTGGTGTATCTCCTGCTATTGATGGCGTTAAACAGTGCAAGTATTCTATCACTGCTGATGCTATGCTTGATGCAGATTCACCGTACAACACTGTTGCTGCAGGTGATGACCTTTTCATTATCACTGCACCTTCAATTGGTTCTGCCCTTGAAGACCAGACAGGTTTGGTAATTTCACCTGAACCGATGTCACGGTTTATCGTTCCTCCGATGTATCAGAGAAGCGGTTATTTGTATACAATGTATACAAGAATGGGCGGTTTAATCACACCTATTAAAGCTGCGGTTAAAGTTTACAAAGGTATTGGAGTACAAGGATAATGGAAAAAGGTAAAGGAAAGTACATAAAAAATACGACTGACTATGCGTATGCCCTTGAAGTAAGATTTAAGGGCGAGCTTAGTGCAAGCCTCGTGAAAGAGTTTAGACCTGAAACTATGGATGGGCAAAGCGGTAAGATTCTTCATAACGGTTTTACGTTTGTTACAAATGAAGAATACGAACAGCTCCAAAAACACACAAGGTTCGGTCGTTATGTTGAAAAAGGTATTTTTGTTGAGTATGATAAACTTCCAGATGAAGTTGTTACACTTGATGAAAAATATGCAGCTCTATTAAGTGAAAATGCTAAGCTTAAAGCAGGTACAGAACTTGAAGAGCTAAGAGCTAAGGTTGCTTCTTTATCAGAAGAGAATTTCGCATTGAAGAAAGCTCTTGAGGATACTAAGACAGAAGCTCCTAAAGCAAAAGGTAAATAAGGTATGGTATTCGTCAACGGAAGACCTTTGAGGATTGACGCAAAAGATTTTAAGGCTCGTTTTGGGTGCTACTTTCCGAAGCTTCTAGCTTCTGACAAGGAGCCAATAATAACTGACGCCATAGATACTGTGTACACAATGTTCACTGGCGTAGAAGACCTATGGTCTTCCCTTGACGAAGAAACCTTTTTTAAGAAAACACGCCAGTGCTTTGGCTTTCTTACTGCTTGGTATTTAGCGGATATGTTTCCGCTATTATCAAGCGGTATACAGTCTATGGGTGGACTACCTGTTATAAGTAAATCAATAGGCGGTGTAAAGCTAACGTTTGCAGATATTTCACAAACTGGAAAAAATCCGAGATACCGTGATAATTTAGCTTTCTTAAAGACAAATACTATGGGTGTTCAAGCATATAACATGATTAAAACATCTAGTAAGATGCAATTCCTTAAAGGAGGAAACCACAGATGAGCAAGTACTTTAATGTAATGGAAAGTATAAAAATAGGACATAAGCTTCATGTTCCTTGTGTTAGTTATCCTGTTACACCAAATAACGAGCTTACAATAGAGAAGCTCTGTAAAGAAGGAAAAGCTGAAATTACTTCGTACGAAGCAATCTTTCAGTCAGGAAGAAAAATTAACGAGCCTGCGAAAGCTAAAGAAAAGGTATCCGTTAAGACTGCCTCTGACAAAATTAAAGAAAAAGCAGTAGTTTTTGAAAAGGACAACTAATGGGTGCTATATACGGAGAAATGCTTTTATATTTCCCAGAATTATTAAGAGAGTTCTCTGTATATAATCCTTCACCTAAAGGTGTTGCAGGATATGAAAAAGTAAAAGTAAAAGATGTTACAGGTATTATTCAGCACGTAAAACAAGGTAAATTAGATGTAGAAGGTGATACGGCTGTAGATACAAACGTACCAATGTTATGGGTATACGAAGATACACTGAAACAGTACCAAATAATAACAGATGCCGAAAGTAACAGAGATTATCGTGTTGCTAAAGATGCTCCGTGGTCAACTGAAGCAGGCTTTTCAGTATACGAGCTTACATCTGTTGTTGGTATTACAGATAAGCAGTCTAAAGACCATGCAGTAATTCCTGCTAAGGATTTCTACAATTGAGTGTTTTTAATGTAAAAAGCTTTGATGTAGCTGGATTTGAGTTTTTTGTTTCTTATGACTTTTCTGATGAGGCAACTAGAAAATCACGATATGGAAGTTATGGCTCATACGGAGGCTCACTTCCATTTAGTACACTCTATAAAGAGCTTGTTGCAATGAATGGTGGTCGATATTTCATAGAAGAATATTTTACCACTGTGTTCAATCAGGGAACGAAGCAAGATGTTGAGAGGATTCTTAATAGTATCCTTAAAGAGCATAGAGAGCGAGGCGCAAGTTTTACAGCTTTCTATGACATTACTGAAGAAATGATTACTAAAAAAGGAAAACTTGACAGGCGTTTTAATCTTAGTAAAGACTTTTTAGCTTCAGGACTTGATGAACAAGCCTTAATAGAATCAATTCTTTCTAGTGATTCTTCATACCTTGACAAGTTATTAGCTATAGATGATGATGAATTTGAAGATATTAGATACCTTATAAAAGAGGATTTAGAACAAAGTTTACGTAACGGCTTAGTGCCGCTTAATTTTAGATTAAAAGAGTCTACTAAGAAGAGGAGAGTTTCAGCAGGTATAAGCCCTCATCCTCCGTTTGTTGCTACAGGGCAACTTCTTAACGACTTAGAAATATTTATAGGAATAGAGGTAAAGCATGAGTGAGTTCAGAGGTGTTAATTTTGAAAACGTACGTATTTTCTTGTATCATATACACTTCGGGCGTCTTGAAGATGCTGTAGAAGATAAAAATGCTTATAATCAGAAAAAGAAGTATATAATACCTATGAGAGATGAGTATGAAAATCCTTCATTGTTTGATGAAGGTGATACATACATCCAGTATTTTATCCTTCGTGACAAAATGCTTAACAATTCTGCTATAAACTATAATGCGAATGAAACATTGAAGGAAGCACGTATAGCGATTAGGTTTGTAGGTAAAGAAGCTGAGAACTGGGCTAAAAGGCTTCATCATGCAAACACAAGAAAAGATATTCAAGCAAATTTTCAAGAGGATTGTAACGGTATTATACTGCCTTCTATAGGGGATATAGTTCCCAAGCAAGTTAGGTTTTTTGGTACTGTTACAAGCATAGGGTTTGACATAATACTAAACACAGCGTATACTGAGGTATTAGATTTAGACTTTGAGCCGCTAACAAAGGTTACGATGGCAAGCGGTATAATCAAGAAGTAGGAGGATTTATATGAACGCTACGTATGTAAACTCCATTGCAGAACGGTTTATAAGGTTTAGGAGTGGTTTTGCTGCTTCTGTCCCAGCAAGAGCCGATTTGTTCAATGGTCATGTCATTTATATGCCGAGCTTTTTAGCTGAAGCAAACATAATTGACTATGATGGAACAAGCTTAACAGATGAGGTTCCTATTGTTAAAGTAGTGACTGTTGATAATTATGAATCTGTAATGCAAGGCAGTCTGTTGGCTCAATATGCACCAATTTTCAATGGTGGTGCAAATGTTGATGTAATTCTATACATTGTAGTATTTAATGCTGCAGATGCTGCTGCTGTCCAAGCAGGACTGGTAGTTACAGCGTCTTCTATAAAGTTTCCAGCACTAGAAACTGCGTTTAATGAAACATACTTTATAGGATTCTATAAGACAATGTTTTCTGAAACATACGATGGTGTTGATACAGATGCTGCGTATTTTGACCTTGCTCTATGCCTTGCATATCTTTGTCAGTACGAAACAACTCTATCGTATGCGCTTTTGTTTACAAGGGTTACTCTGCCTCTTGGAGCTACAGATACAAATATTTGTAAGATAGCTTCTGTTGACAAGGCGACACAGGTTGCAGCTTGTACTGCACTAAATGTTACTATTGACGGTATTCAAAAGCCAAGAAGCGCTTATTTCTGGGGAATGTTGAATTTTATGACTTGTGATAACACAATGCTTATTGTTCATTCAGAGCCTTATAATATTGTTCCTATGATGCTCGCAAAGTATTTTGAGGTTGGCAAAAATGGCAGTGGTTCTTATGTTGGAAATAAACTTTCAAATATACGTCTATCAGGTAACAATATTAAAGCTATGGGTACTCCATCTATCCTTAATGCGAGTGTAAACGCAAATATGCCTTTAGAAATGGCACAAAGACTTGATGAGATGAATGTTGCGTATCTTGTAACAATATCAGACGCTTCAGCTAACGACTGTGCCTTAGTACGTTCTACTGGCATTCAAGGCTTTCCTGTTAATGCTTATACAATCGGAAAGTTTGTTGACTATAACTCAAGTCAGGATGCAGCAGACTGGATTACAGCATTTGAAACAGGAACTAACCCAGTGCTTAGAAATGAGCAGGCATATAACACGCTTCAAACAATTCCTATTGGGTATCTTCAGAAGTTTGTTACTTCTCCTGCTCGACTCGAACAGATTAGAGTTGTTTTCCCAGCTTTTAATGAGTTGCCGAAAGAAAAAACAGCTTTTACTGTTACAAAAACATGGGAAGCTAAATACGTTGATGATTTAACATCTATTACAGTTACTGGTACAATAGTGTACTAATCGGAGGTTAAAATGGCATTTGGTCAAAATAGTGTTGGTAGACAACCGAGGTCACACTTTCAGACTGCTGGTGGCACGATAATGAAGTTTCGGCATCCTTTCCTTGCAGGTCAGTTATCTGGCACGCTTGGAAACTTAGATGAAATTGATATTTCAGCTTCTGTTAAGCTCGATTCAGAGTTTCTCAAAGCTACACCAAATCAAGATTCTGCAAAACAGGAAGTATTAGTTGACGGAACAACCGTAACTATTACCAATACGATGCTTAATGGTACATTAACATTACAGCTTATAAGAACAAGTGGTATAGTGGCTAGAGGCGATGCAATTGCTTGCTTCCAGCTTATTAAAGCAACAGGGGATAATGTAGGTGGAACACTTACTGTTACAGAATTTATTGACGGAAAAGCAATAACTACACTCTATTATGGCGTAGCTGTTAAGAACGTTGATGATAAGATTCTACAAGGTCTTTCTGTACCTGTGTACCCTGCACAGCTTTTGTACGCTGGGTGGATTCAAGTTGTATCAAACTCTGCACAGCTTAATACAAAGGCTATATGGGCTGCAGGTTCACTTAATGGTGTTACTGGTATTTATACCATGTNCCCTGTTAATGAAGGAGCTTCAGGNGATTCTCCTCTTGATACTACTATCGCTGGCGGAGGCTCTAATCAAATTCCTTCTGCGGCAGATGCAAGTGCAGGAGCTGAAGATAACTCTGCTAATGCTGCGAGTGCTGCAACAGAGTTAGGTGGTACGGTTTTGACACCGTAGTACTAATAGCTCCCCTTCGGGGGAGCTTCATTTCACAAGGTAGGTTTTATGTCTAATCCATTTATACTAGATTATTCAATCAAGGATAATTTTGAGTTCCATGAGATATTAAAGAATGATATTCAGAAGAATAAAATACGGTTTGAATTTCCAGACGGATTTGCAAAGATACCGATTATTGAAGAATGCAGAGCGGTAAGTGAATATGGAAATCCTGAACAGTTTGACCTGCTTTATGACATAGTTATGCAGTTATTGGTTGGAAAAACAGTTGTTATAAAGCTTTT